CCGGCCTCAACTTACTAATTCGATCAGGCAGAAACCTTGATGTTCTTAACAACGACAAAAGCGTCGGTGTTCTCAACCTGAGTGCCTACGCGGCAGTACATGGTGTACTCAATCGTGTCCTTCTTGGCCTTGTACTCGCGTACGACCTTGATTTCACGCTTGATTCCCCAAATTAGGTTCTTAGGGAAGGTAAGCCATAGCTCACCGTGGTCACCAGTAGCGGAACCGTAGTCACCGTCACGGGTCTCATCAAAGTAAGGAACTTCCTGAACAGGAACGCCGAACATAGAGTTCGAAGTGAATCCTGCTGGACCCTCGGTACGAACAACGTTTCCGGTGTTACCGTACTCAGGGTGTAGTCCATCCTCCGTTAGGGAGAATAGGTAGTCCTGAATTAGATTCGAACCAGTGAAGAACTTAAGCTGGTTACGCTTCTGCATGTACAGACGTGGCATTGCCTTAAGAGCCTTGTTAGCCGCTGCGCGGTTCAGTGGCGCTCCGCCGTGGTCAACAACATGTGCTGCACCATCGTTGCGCTCGTCACCAGAAACAGCCTGCTTACGCCAACCGTTGAAGACCTTCAATAGCGGGTCTGCGGAAGCGGTGTCACCATTGATTGCCAAGTCCTCTAGGTCGTTTCCGGCCTGAGTAGCCATTAGGCGAGCAATGTGATCCTCTAGCGCTTCTCCCTCAATGTTGTCTTCTAGGGTCTCGGTCGAAAGCTCCCAATCGAGACGAAGCTTCTTCGTGGTCAAAGAAATCTTTGAGAAGAATACTCCCTGGTTCTCACCAGTGTCCGTAGCCTCAGTGGCTCCGCGAAGGAGACGCTGGCCTACTCCGATACGGTCGATTTCAACCTCAGTCGAACGCATACGGATAGAACGAACCTGCTGACCAAGTACAGTGGCATCCCACATGTAGTCGATGAACTGGTTAGACTGCTCGGCGGTCAAGAGACCTGAACCGGCAGGGTTTCCAATCTCCGTAGAGACGATTACCTTTTCTAGCAAGTTATCCATTGTGTGTTTTCACCTCCAAGTGAAATTAGTATAGTTTTTGATACACTTTGGATTTGGAAAGGTCAGATCAGATATTTTCTACTGATCCGAAGAAGCGCCCATTCCAGATTGATGCCTTGCTGGACTTCTCCAACGTTGCATCATCCTTCGACCCGCCAAGGTCGCCGGACTTCTTTACGCCGACACTGCTATTGATTGCTTCGAAGCGCTTCTCTACGCCTTCTAGCTGAGTGTTTACGGCGTCAAACTTTTCTGCGAGTGCGGCGTGCTTAACGCCTAGCTCGGTGATCTGTGCTGCAACTGCATCCACGGCTGCAAGCCTTTCGTTTACCTTCGCAAGTTCTGCGGCGGTCTCGCCCTGGCTGGTCTCCAATGCCTTCTGGATGCTGGTGCTCAAATCTGCGAACATCTTTGCAAGGTCATCGGCCTTTCCGTCGTTGACGACCAAGTTAGCTTCCTCGTCAATTTCGAAAGTTGCCTCCGGGAGGTCGGCGTGTGCCTCGTTCTCCTTAGCCTCTTCGATTAGCGTTTCCGTAGTTTCACCATCGCCGTTTACGACGATTTCTGTTTCCTCGGCTGGGGTCTCTTCCTCAGTTGCCTCGGTGTTAGCCTCGGTCTCAGGAGTCTCTTCCTCAACCTTCTCGTTCTCTACTTCATTTGCCATTTCGTTTTCCCTCCCCTCATCGGTCTCGGTAGCCTTTGTAAAATCTGCGACAATGGAATTTACCTTTTCGGTCTTGTCACCGCCGTCGCTTTCAAACCATCCGATGTTCTTTGCTTCTGCTCCGCAGTTGTTGCACGCCTTCTGCTCATCGGCAGAAGTGAATGCAATTTCATCCTTGGCGCAGAAGAAGACGTTCTCCGTCTTGACCTCGGCTACCATTCCTGTGACGGTCTGGTCTCCGTTAGCGGCCTTCTGGACACTGAATACATTGCATAGCTGGTTGGCTGGGCTGTCAACAATCGAAAGCTCTACGAGGTCGTATGCCTTGATAAATCGAAGCACTCGGCCAGCGTCAGCCACATACTGTGACTCCTGATCGGTGATGTTTCCACCGATAGAGAATCCGGTTAGCGTTCCATCAAGCACCATTTCCCAAATGTCCTGAGCACCCTTGCTGACGTAAACGTCAACGTAAATGCCACGGTACATCTTGCCGGTCTTAGCGTCGTAGTAGTCTTCCTCGCGGAAGTTAACTAGCTTGCCTGCTGGGATTGGCTGGTGCATTAGGCGAATGTTGCCTCGGAAGTTCTCGAAAGCTCTTGCCGAAGCGGAGGCCATAACAACGTCGTCTGACGTGTCAATGGAATCCAATGTTGCGAATCCGCTTACAATGCGGTTCTCACGATCCACCTTCTGCAAAGGCATTGACAAGCGGACGCTGTTTGCGTCTGTCTGCCAAATTGCC